GCCACTGCCCGATGCCGAGCAGATCGACGAGTCGAACGACATCGAGGCGGGCGGTCAGCAGCGCGCTCAGGTGTTGTTCAACTTCTATCGGGTGCTGCAGAACGATGGGCGTCGCGTGACTGCCCGTCGTGGTCAGACCGTCAAGGTCACCGTCGACGAACTGAAGCGCGGCGAGCGCATCGGCGGTCTGAAGGCGATCGGCTGATCTAGTGGCAGACACCACTCAGACGTGGGGGGTCGAGGTCAGCGACGTGCTGGCCTTGGCCCCTCACGTCACTGTGCTTCCGGCTGCGCCGCAGGGCGAGCCGACGACTGATCCTGACTACGGCGTCGGCACGCAGCGTGCGATCACGCAGACGCAGGTCGAAGGATTCATCGCTGACGTCGCGTCGCGCGTCAGCGCTCATCGCATGTCTCTCGTCGTGCATGGCGAGTCGATCGGCGCTGCACTCGACGTGCTCGCTGCTGACGCTGTGAAGAATGGCGCTGCAGCGTATCTCGTCGACGCTGCGTTCCCTGCTCGTGCGGGCGTGAACGACTCAGCGTCTTACGGTCAGGTGCTCTGGGCGCGCTATCAGAGCGCGATCGACAGCATGACCGACATGGCGAACAGGGTGCGTGACGTCGACGGGTCGGTGCCGGGCGACACGTTCGGCAACGCGTCGGGCTACTTCCCGCCGTCTGCGTTCCCTGACGGCTACTTCTGGCGGTGATCGTATGGTCGGCGTGACGTTCCGCGCTGAGGGGCTCGAACCCGTCTCACTGATGCTCGACAGGTTCCGTCAGAACATGTCGTCGATGTATCCCGCGTTCGAGCGCATGGCTGAGGACTACCGGGTCAACGTGTTCGGGCGCACGTTCAAGCAACAGGGGCTCGACGGCGCACCGTGGGCTGCGCTGTCGCCACGCTATGCGGCGTACAAGGCCCGCAAGCGTCCCGGTGCGCCGATCCTCGTCTTCGACGGCGATCTGCGCGAGTCGATGACGTCGCCACGCGGCGGCATCACTGAGGTCTGGGACAGCGGGTTCACTGTCGGCACTGACATCGACTATGCGTCGTATCATCAGCGCGGGACGCCGTTCATGCCAGCACGACCGATGATCGGGCCGATGCAGCGAGCAGACTCGCGGCGGCTCACGAAGATCATGCAGCGATTCATCGTCGAAGGGACGAGTGCAGAATGACCGAGCGCATGGAGATGTTGGGCGCTGAGGGCGTCTCTCGCGGCCTGATCGCGATGCTGCGCACTCGTCTGCCGAAGCATCTGCAGCGTCAGCGTGAGCAGCGCTCGCTGACTGCTGAGCAGTTGCCTGACTTCGATCACGGGTCGATGTTCACGACGCCGCAGCCGTTCGCGAGCGTCGAGAAGTTCCCGGCGCTGATGGTCGTCATGGAGTCGACCGATGGGCGGGCGACGAACCGTCAAGAGGCCCCGGATGGGTCGTATGACGAACTCGTGATGCACTACCGGGCGCAGATTCAACTCTGGACGATCGGCGAGTCGTACTCGCTGACTGAACTCATGGTGCAGCGCTACGTGCTCGCTGCTCGCGCTGCTGTGATCACTGGGCGCGTGCTCGGTGATCAGTCGTCGGGCAACTGGGGAGAGGTCATGCTCGACCGGCTGCGCGAGGGCTACACAGACCCGCTGCAGGAGCAGTCAGGGAACGGCTGGCTGGGCGGCGGTTACGTCGAGTTCCACGTGCAGGCGCATGAGCGTCTGTGGACTGATGCTGGGTGGGCTGGCACTGAGCCGATCGTCGAGACGCCGCAGACTGATGTGCGCGCAGACTCGACGCTCACTGTTCACCCGGCGCTGCTCGACGAGCCGCTGTGACACGCTGAGCCGTCCCACACACTGAGCGCGCGTCGATGGACTCTGGACCCATGAGCACACAGAGTCAGATGCACAACGGCGGCGCTGTCGCAGTGGTGATCGACGACGACGGGCGCATGCTGTATCCGGGCGACACCGCTCCCGTGCAGATGACGTCTCGCGTCGCTTCGCTGCTGGCATCGGGCGCGCTGACCGAAGTGCAGACCAACACCAACGACGACGACGAGTCGTCCCAGAAGCCAGTGAAGCACAAGCCCGCACGGGCGCGAGAGTCGAAGGAGTAGAGCATGGTCATGCGGATCGGCGTCAACGCCACCACCTCCGTGCAGGCGGGCCGAAGCAACCCGGGCACGCCCAGCGGACGTTTCCAAATCGCGGGGGTGACTGCGACGGGGCCGGTGGACGGCTCGACCGTCGTGCGATCGCTCGCGCAGTACGTGCAGACGTACGGCGGGCGCACTTCGTACGCCGCGCACATGTACGACGCGGCACAACTGTTCTTCGAGGAAGGCGGCGGCGAACTCGTCGTCACTCGTGTCGTCGGCCCTGATGCGTCGGGCGCTGCTGTCACGCTGCTCGACAGGGCTGCTGAGCCGGTCGCCACGCTCGACGTCGAGTCTCGGCAGCCGGGTCAGTCTGCGCTGTCGGTGCGCGTCGCTGACGAGCCGGGCGGCACGTACTCGCTCGAAGTGCTGAACGACGGCGCTCGCGTGCACTTCTGGCAGGGCCTCACGAGCCCGACTGATGCTGTCGCGGCTGCTGCAGGCTCGCGCTGGGTCGACGTGTCGTCTGTCGGCTCTGTGACCGCTGCGCCGAACAACAACCCTGCTCCCGGCACGTTCACGCTGTCGGGCGGCTCTGACGATCGTGCTGCGATCACGACTGAGCACATCGGCACTGCGCTCACGAACGGCGGGCTGGACGCGACGGGCGGCGCTCTGGCTGCACCGGGCTACCCGGCAGACGTCATCGCTGAGACGCTCGTGCCTGTCGCTGTCGCGCATCGTCAGATCGTGCTGCTGTCGGCTGCTGCGAACGCGACCCGCTCTGAGGTCGCGTCGGTCGCTGACGGGCTCGTCGGCATGGAACACGGCGACTACGCGGGTCTGTTCTATCCGTGGGTCGTCGTGCCGGATGGGACGCGTCGTCGCGTCGTCGATCCGGTGGCGTACGTCGCTGCTGTGCGCGCTCGCGCTCACGTCGGCACCGGCTACTGGCGGGTGCCCGCTGGCGAGCAGTCGCGCGTCGAGTGGGCCGTCGACACGCAGCCTGTCGTCGACGTCGCTGCGAACGACGATCTGGCGGGCTCGCGGGTGAACGGCATCGCGACGATCTACGGGACGCCGCGTCTGTACGGCTGGCAGTCGCTCAGCGGCGACGTCGAGAACCTCGGGCTGCTGTCTGCTCGCGACACGCTGAACAGCATCACGATCGCTGTCGAGCGCGTGTTGGAGCCGTACGTGTTCGCGACGATCGACGGGCGCGGCTATCTGCAGTCTCGTGTCGAGGGTGACGTCTCGGGCGTGCTCTCGCCGGTCGCTGATGCGGGCGGGCTGTATGCGCGCATCAACGAAGCGGGCGAACTGCTCGACCCGGGCTACCGGGTGACTGTGGACTCGTCGATCAACACCGTCGAGACGCTCGCTCGCAACGAACTGCACGTCAGGGCGGCTGTCCGGCTGTCTCCCACGGCGCAGTTGATCAACGCCGAAGTGGTCAAGGTGGCCCTCGGGTCCGCGCTCTGAGAGAGGGAGTGAGTAACGAATGGCAAAGTCCAGTAAGCGTCACTACATCGTGACGATTGAAGGCATCCCGGGCACGTGGCGCACCTTCTCGGGTGGCGGCGGCGAGGCTGAGATTACGCTCGACTACGACGGTGGGGCCGATAAGCCCGACATGATCGGCGGCGTGCCCGAGTACGCCGACATCGAGGTCGTGCGCACTGTCGACCCGGTGACCGACGCGTCATGGCTCGAACCGCTGAAGCGTGGCATCGCGAAGGAGACTCGCACGATCACGCAGCAGCCGACTGACGCGAACCTCGTCGCGATCGGCAAGCCGACCGTGTTCCCGGCGTGCCTGCTGCGCGGGTATTCCGAAGTCGAGACTGATGCCGGGTCGTCTGACCCTGCTGAGGTCACCCTGACGTGGGCCACGAGCGGGCCTGCATGATCTGAGCGGTGACGCTCCCTGAGACGTGGGGCGGGTGGAGTGCAGCGATTCTCGGCGGTCGCTGACACTCTGCCCGTCCCACACTCGCGTGTGGGGGCGGGTCATTCTGGGCGCATGCCAGTGATGACTGCTGGCTACACCGAGAACCTGAGAGGACAAGATCATGGCTGAGGATCGCACGTTCGGCGCACCCGTCGATGAGCGCTACGACGACGTGGCTGAGCAGTACGTCGAGCCGCAGAAGGTGTCGCTGAGCGACGTCGGCGGCTCTGACGATCTGCTGAAGATGCTCGAAGCGGACGCTCGCGCTGAACTCGACAATGAGGTCAAGTTGCGCGTCGCGAACCGCCCCGGCTGGGTGCTGGGTTTCTCGACGCTCATCGCGCAGGCTCAGATCAAGTCGTGGGAGCAGCGCTCGTCTCGCGGCAAGGGCAAGGCGCGCAACACCGACGCTGTTCGGCAGTCGCTTCTGATGCTCGTCGAGCAGTCTGCGGGCGTGTACCGGGAGCAGCCTGACGGCTCGCTCGCGCAGGTCACTGACAGCGACGGCGACCCGCTGACGCTGACGTCGTTCGACTGGCTCGACATCTACCCCGAGCACAAGCGGAACAGCGTCGACGTGCTGCGGCACTTCGTCGGTGACTCTGGCGCTCTGTCGTTGGGCGCTGCGCTGATCAACGCGAGCGGGTGGGGTGACGCTGCTGATGAGGTCGAAGACCCTACTCAGCACTAACGGAGTGGTACGCCGAGCACCCGTTAGTGCACGAGGCCGCAGTCGTAGGTGCGACGTTCAAGATCGACCCGTTGATTCATCTGCGCTCGTCGCACAGGGACCGGCAGATCAGGCTCGCAGCGGCGACGTGGTATCAGCGGGAACAGAACGAAGCGGCTGAACAGGCCAAGAGGAAACACTGATGAGAGGCGGCACGCGTGGCGAATGAGACGGTGACGATCACAGCAGAGATGCGTGATGAGGTCAGCGCGCCCGTCTCGCGTGCCGCCGCATCAGTCGAGAAGGCTAACCAGCGCATCGAGCGCTCAGCGTCTCGCTCGTCGTCGGGCGTGAAGCGCTCGTCGCGGCAGATGGTCACGGGCACCGAACAGGCTGAGCGGGCTCACGGGCGTCTGCAGCGTGCTGCTGAGCGTGCCACTGGCGGCGTCGCTCGCTCGTGGAGTGGTCTGTCAGGCAAGGTCAAGAGCGCGTCGCAGAAGGTCAAAGACGCTGCGAGGCGGGCGGGTGAAGAATCCGGTGAGAAGATGAGCCGTGGGCTCAAAGACCGCTTCTCGAAGGGGCTCGTCGGGCTCGCTGCGGGTCTGTCTGTCGGTGCTGCGCTGCGTGGCGCGAACGAACTCGTGAACGCGTACAGCGAACTGCAAGACGCGACGGGTGCTGCTGGCGTCGTGTTCGGCGAAGACATGCAGCAGATCATCGACCAGTCGCTTACGGCTGGCGAGACGCTCGGCATGACCCGCGCTCAGGTCATCGACGCGGCTAACACGTTCGGCACGTACGGCAAGGCTGCCGGGCTGAGCGGGAAGGAACTCGCTGGCTTCTCGACTGAGATGACGACGCTCGCGGGCGACATGGCGTCGTTCAAGGGCACGAGCCCAGAGCAGGCGATCGAGGCGATCGGCGCGGCCATGCGAGGGGAGACTGAACCGATCCGGGCCTATGGCGTCATGCTCGACGACGCGTCGATGCGTCAGGAGGCGATGCGTCTCGGCATCGTGAAGTCGACGAAGGAGGCGCTGACGCCGCAGCAGAAGACGCTCGCAGCGCAGGCGCTCATCCTGAAGCAAACGACCGACGCACAAGGCGACTTTATGCGCACGCAGGACAGCGCTGCGAACGTGCAGAAGCGTCTGCAGGCTGCGACTGCGAACGTGTCGGCCCAGTTGGGGCAGGTGCTCGAACCGGCGTTCACTCGCGTTCGGCTGGCCGCGCTGAACGTGCTCACGCCCTTCTCGCAGTTCCTTGAGCGGGTCGTGAAGGCTCAGGAACTCATGGCGTCGGGCGCTCTGACGGGTGACATCGCGAAGGCGCTCGGGCTGGGGCCGGGGCTCACTGCTGCGATCGACACTGCGCTGCAGTCCTACAACGCGTTCAAGAACACGCTGCAGGGCGGCTGGACTGACACTGACGGTCTGTCTGGGCTGCCGCGCGTGTTCGGGGCGATCGCTGCTGCGATCAACCGAGTCCGGGAACTGAACATCAACTGGGGCGCGCTGCTCGGCGGCGGCACCCTGCTCGTCGTCGTCGGCATCGTGCAGAAGTTGGGCGGGCCTCTGACTCTGATCGGCACGCTGATCGGACGACTGACGCCGATGCTCGGCATGCTCGGCGGCGCGTTCAGGTTCCTGCTCGGCCCTGTCGGTCTGATCGCTGGTCTGCTGATCGCCGCCTACACGCAGAGCGAAGCCTTCAGGAACGCGATCAACGGTCTGCTGCCCGTGATCATGGGTCTGTTCGCTCAACTCGCGAGCGGGCTCGTGCCCGTCTTCACGCAACTGGTGAGCATGCTGCTGCCGATGCTCGTCGGTCTGTTCAACCAGATCGTGCCGGTGCTCGGCTCTGTGCTCGCTGCCGTCGTGCCGGTCATCGGGCAACTGCTCGGCGCGCTCGTGCCGGTGCTCGTGCAACTCATCGGCTCGATTCTGCCGCCCTTCTCGTCGCTGCTGCAGGCCGTCGTGCCGATCCTCGGGTCGCTGCTCGGCGCTCTGCTGCCGATCATTCCCCCGGTGGCGGGCATCATCGCGGTCTTCGTCCAACTCATCGCGGCTGTGCTGAAGCCGATCATGCCGCTCGTGACGATGCTCGCGGGTCTGCTGACGGGCGTGCTGACTGTCGCTCTGAAGGCACTGTCGCCGGTCATCGAGGGCGTGCTGGGCGTCTTCTCTGGCTTCGTGTCGTGGCTGTCGAGCGTGCTCGGGCCGATGATCGACCGCGTGTCGGGTTGGTTCCGTGGGCTTGGCGATCTGATCGGCGGCGCTGTGAACGGGCTCAGGGACTTCGCGTCGAACCCGCTCGGCGGCGTGCAGGACTTCCTCGGCATCCCGCACTCGGGCGGCGGTGTCGTCGGCTACTCGGGCGGCGGTGTCGCAGCGCTCGCGTCTGGCGGCGTGCTGAGCGGCTACGCGCCGGGCAGGGACACTGTGCCCGCAGTGCTCTCGCGCGGCGAGGCTGTGCTGACGCCGGAACTGACGAAGATGATCGGGCCGCGTGCGATCATGCAGGCGAACTGGGCGGCGTCGCACCGTAAGGCTTCGAGCGGCACGTCGTCTGCTGGCGCTGGTGCTGACGCTCGCGCTCTGATGGGCGGCGGCGGGTCTAACGTGAGCATTCACATCGAGTACACGGGCACTGCTGCGAACCCGGGCGAACTGCGCCAGCACATCAAAACGGCGATGCGCGAGGTCGAGGCAGAGCGACGCAGGAGGTCGTACTAATGGCGAGTCGAGTCGTGGTCTACACAGCGCGCCCGCACAAGCGGGAGACGCACGCGCTGTACTTCACACTGCGCAACGGGCGGCGCATCCGGTGCGATCGGCTGCCGCAGACCGTGACGTGGGGAGAAGTCGCGACTATCACGGCGATCGACCGTCAGGGACGAAAGCCGATCACGCGGAAGACTTCGCCGGGACTGCGCACGCTGTCGTTCACTCAGGTCGTCGGCAACCGCTACTCGTCGCGCGAGTGGGACTGCGAGGAAGACCTGTCGAAAGTCCTCTACATCTCGCGTTCGGGCGCGCCGTTCCGCATCAGTGGTGCTGCGAGCCCGCTCGAACAGACGACGTGGTGGCAGGCTGTCGGCTGCAGCGTGCTCATCACGCATCGCACGAGCCAGAACCGTGCGTCGCGCGCTGAGATTGAGTGGGAGTTGCAGGAGTACGTCGAAGACAACGCGAAGGCGATGAAGCCGTCGCCGCCGAAGCGGAAGACGCCCGTGAAGACGACGCCCGGCAAGTCGAAAACGTCGACGACGGCTCGCACGTATGTCGTGCGCTCGGGCGACTCGCTCTGGAAGATCAGCGCTCGACTGCTCGGGCGCGGTGATCGCTGGCGCGAAATCTACAACCTGAACCGCTCGACGGTGCGCAACCCGAACGTGCTGCGCGTCGGCCAGAAGTTGAAGGTGCCGAAAAAGTGAGCGCGATCATGCGCACGCATGCGCTCTATCACTCGACCGGGTTGGAGAACATCAGACTGCAGGGCGGCGGGCTGACTGCTCAACTCGCGCGGTACATCACTGACGCGTCGCTGCAGGCGTCGACGAGTGAGGTCAGCGAACTTCAGATCACGTTCGTCGACTCGCTGGACTCTCGCGTGCTGCGCACTGGTGTGCTGCGCGAGGGCGCGCTGCTGAGCGCTGTCGGCTGGTCGTTTCAAGTCAACGGCTGGTCGATGGGTGCAGGCGACGGTGGCCCGACTGTGACAGTGAACGCGCCGTCACGCTATGTCGAGCGGCTGCGGAAGCAAACCGGCGCGAAGTCGTGGGGCACTCAGGACATCTCTGCATGGGTCGCTGCGCGCGCGAAGGAGGTCGGGATGGTGCCCGTCGTGCAGCGCAATCTCGGGCGGCAGTTGTTCATCCGTGACAAGCCGGAGGGCGATCAGAAGCCGAGCACGTGGGACTTGATGGTCGAGGGCGCTGCTGTCGGCGGCGCGTGGCTGTTCGAGCACGGGAATCGTCTCGTGCTCGCGCGCCCGTCGTATCTCGCGACGGCGATGTGGGGAGGGCGTCGCTGGTCGTTCGCGTGGAACGGCTGGACGTCCATCTCGGGCGGGCTGCAGGAGATGCCGCGCTATGAGACGCAGAGCGGTGAGGAAACGCTAGAACTGCGCGTGATCAGTGTCGACAGGTACGCGATGCGACCGGGCGACCGGCTCGTGCTGAGCGGCTACGCGGTGCGGAAGGCGACGGCAGGAACGTGGCTCGTCGAGTCCGTCGACGTGCCGATGTTCTATGACGCGCCCGCTGTCGTGCGCTGCGTGCGACCGATCGACCCTGACAAGGCTGACCCGCGCACGCCTGAGCAGAACACGAGCGCGACGACAGCGGGTCGCGGCGGTGCTGGCGGCTCGTCGAGCGTGCGCACGGGCGGCTCTGTCAGCGTGAACTCGACGGCTGCTGCTCGCGTCATGTCGTGGGCGAAGCGCGTCAACGGCGGGTCGTATGACTACGACGGCGGCTATGGCGCTCAGTGCGTCGATCTGCCGAAGAAATACAACGCCGAAGTGATCCGTGGCGCTGCGTTCCGTGGCAACGGGAAGGACGTCGCCCGGAACGCTGTTCGCGCCGGGTCTTACGTCTGGGTGCCCGCGTCGTCGCGCGCTCGCATCGGTGACATCGTGTCGTGGAACGGCTCGTGGGGCGGCGGCTACGGTCACACTGGCATCGTGCTCGAAGATCGCGGCTCGTCGCTGTACTGCGTGCACCAGAACTACGGGAGGACGAAGATCAGCGCTGTGAGCAAATCGGGGCTACTGGGCTATGCACGACCGAGGCGGATACCGTGATCTGGGGAGGTCTCATCGTGGCGGACATGCTGGCGCTCGTGCAGCACGTCGGGCTCGTCGGTGACACTGACGGCGACATGCAACTCGCAGAGGTACTGCAGTCTGTCGCGCTCGCGCATGACGTGAACCTGCCGCAGAGTGACGCGCAGTTGCTCGCCGCCGTGAAGCGCTACGGGCGCGCGACGAACTGTCACTGTCGGGCGTCTGTGCTCGTCGTCGACGGCGGTCGCGCGGGCCTGTCTGCCGGGCCTGCTGGCGTGATCGAATCTGACGGCGAGCAGTTGGTGCTCGCAGCATGGGACATGGGCGGGCGTCACTCGACGGTGGGCTGGCTCCCGCCCGGTGTCGTCTCGCTCGGGAAGGGTGTGCACTGACATGTGGCGCGGCTGGGTGCAGGAAGTCTGGGAGAACGGGCGCGTCTGGGTGACGGTGCCGCAGCGTGCAGGCGATGAGCCGATCGGCCCCCTGACGTCTGCTGTGAGCGGGCTGCAGCGCGGCGACGAAGTGCTCGTCGCTTCGACGGGTGGCACTGCGACTGAACTCGTCGTCGTCTCGAAGTTCGGCGGCTCGTCTGTCGTCGACTGGGACACGATCACGGGCAAACCGTCAGCGTTCCCGCCGTCGCCGCATCGTCACGAGTGGGGAGACATCGACGACGTGCCGTCGACGTTCCCGGCTGCCCCGCACACGCACTCTGCTGCGCAGATCAGCGACAGCACGACTGTCGGTCGGTCTGTGCTGACTGCTGCTGACGCTGCTGCAGCGCGCAGCGCGATCGGGGCCGGGACGTCGAATCTCACACTGGGGACGACGAGCAGCACAGCGAAGGCTGGCAACTATCAGCCGACGTGGACTCAGGTCACGAGCAAGCCGTCGACGTTCCCGCCGTCTGCTCACTCTCACGTGTGGGCCGACATCAGCGACCGCCCGTCGACGATGCCGCCGAGCGCGCACACGCACTCGTGGAGCGAGGTCACTGACAAGCCGTCGACGTTCCCAGCAGCAGCCCATACGCATCCATCGGCTGACATCAGCGACGCGACGAGCGTAGGGCGCTCAGTGCTTCAGGCGTCGACTGCCGCTGCTGCTCGCACTGCGATCGGTGCTGGCACGTCGAACCTCACGCTGGGCTCGACGTCATCGACGGCGAAGGCTGGCAACTATCAGCCGACATGGGCTGAAGTGACGGGAAAGCCGACAACGTTCGCGCCGAGCGCTCACACGCACGATGCTGCTGACGTCGCGTCTGGCGTGCTCAGCGCTGAGCGGCTGCCTGATGCGAGCAGCACGTCGAAGGGCGCGCTGAGCGCTGCTCACTGGGCGCTGCTGAACAGCGCCACCACGAGTGCTGTCACTGACACTCTCGCTGTCCGCGAGTCGGGCGCTCGGCTGCAGGTAGGAACGCCGACGCTCGCATACCATGCGGCGAATAAGTCCTACGTCGACGGAGTGGCTGGGTTCGGCCCGTGGACGTCGATCAGTCTCGCGAACGGCTGGTCGAATCTCGGCGGATCGTACGGCATCGCGCAGTACCGTCTCGCGCCGTGGGGCATCCAGTTCCGAGGCGTCATCGTGCCGGGCACCCTGACGGCGAACATCGCAGCGCTGCCGACCGAGGCGTGGCCGTCGACGTCGAAACTGCTGCAGGTGCAGGCGTGGACGAACCAGTCGGCCCCGTATCGTCTTCTGTTCGGCTCTGACGGACGTCTGTCGATGAACGGGCTCAGCGGCACCGTGTCGTGGGTGACGCTCGACGGGCTCATGTGCGATCTGGGCTGACCCGCTGCAGCCGTCCCACACCCAGAGGCATGCAGGCCGCATGCTGGGTGCATGGCTGTGACAACGACTCCGCGTCTGGGGCTGAAGCAGTATTCATCGGGAGCCGACCCGCACCCGACGCGTACTGAGTTCAACGCCCAGCAGACCCAACTCGAAACACTCGTCGCGCTCGCTGCGCAGGGCACGCTCGCTGAGCGTCCAACTGCTGCGAAGTGGGGGCGGCTCTACTTCGCGACTGACAACTCGCGCATCTACTGGGACACCGGCTCGGCTTGGGTCGAAGTCTCGAACGTCGGCGGTGGTGGCGCTGGCTCGTCTGTCGTCGTCGGTGGTGCTGGCGCTGAGGGCACGAGCAACCGTGCTGCTCGCGCTGATCACACGCACTCGCTGCCGCTCGCGACGTCGAGCGTGTCGGGCGCGATGAGCGCTGCAGACAAGGCGACCCTCGACGGCGCAAAGGTGGCCGCTGTCTCTGGCTCGCTCGTCGTGCGTGACTCTGCAGGGCGCGCTCAGTTCGGCTCTCCTGCAGCGTCGGGTGATGCCGCGAATAAGTCGTATGTCGATGCTCAGGTGCAGACTCGTGCGGCTGCGTCGCACACGCATGGGTGGGCCGACATCACGGGCAAGCCGTCGACGTTCGACCCGAGTGCTCACCGGCACGACTGGTCTGAGATTGACAACGCGCCGTCGACGATGACGCCGGGCGCGCATACGCACAACGCGTCGGACATCAACGCGGGCACGCTGAACGCCGCACGGCTGCCGCTCGCGTCGTCGAGTTCTGCGGGCGCGATGAGCAGCGCACTGTTCAACGACATCGCTGCTGCGACATCTCTCGCGACTGCGGGCGCGCTCGTGCGACGCGACAGCAGCAGCCGCATCGCCGTGTCGTCGCCCAGCGCCGCGACCGACGCCGCGAACAAGGGCTACGTCGACGCTCAGATCGACACTCGTGCGGCTGCATCGCACTCGCACACATGGTCGAGCATCACCGACAAGCCGTCGACGTTCGCGCCTTCTCAGCACACGCACGACTGGTCTGAAGTCACCGGCAAGCCGAGCGGGCTGACGTCAGCGTCTTCGTCTGATGTCCCCGACACGCTCGTGCTGCGCAACTACTATGGCAACTTCTCGGTGGCGTCGCCGGGTGCTGGCTCGCACGCCGCGAACAAGGAATACGTCGACTCGAAGGTCGCTAGCCTCGATCAACTCACCTACTCGAACGGTGACCACTGGCGCGTGACGAGCGGCTATGTCGGTTACTGGGGCGGGTCTGGCTGGAAGTTCGCTGTCGATCGCGTGACTGGTGAAATCTACATCGGCACTATCCCGTGGGGCAGTGTCACCGGGAAGCCAGCGCTGAACAATCACACGCACTCGGCGGGTGACATCACGTCGGGCGTGCTGCGCTACGGCTCAGTGCGCGGCACTGAGGGTGTGCATGACTACGCGGTCAGCGGCTCTGTGCCCGGCACGTCGTATGCCGTATGGGTCGACGGTCAGGGCAAGTTCGGGCGCAACACGTCGTCGATCCGGTATAAGGGCGCTGTCGAAGACGCTGACGTGAACGTCGACGGCGTGCTCGCGCTGCGCCCGCGCACGTACATCAGGCGTGACGAAGACGGGAACCTGCCGGAGAACGCGCCGCGCGAGTTCGGCATGATCGCTGAGGAAGTCGACGAACTGCTGCCCGACATCGTGATCCGGGACAGCGAGGGCCGCGTCGACGGGCTGCGCTACGACCTACTGAGCGTCGCGCTCGTGTCGACTGTGCAGTCGCTTCACGAGCGTCTGCAGAAGTTGGAGGGACGCGATGCCTGAGCCGATCGACCCGGCAGACTTCACGCTGCCGGACTTCAGCGACGAGAGTGAGTGGCCGACTGACAGGCTCACTGCGGCGCGCATCGCTGTGACTCGGGAACTCGACCGGCGCATCGTGATCGCTGAGACGCCCGAGCGCGTCGACACGCTCGTGCAGCGCTATCAGAAGGCGAAGGGCCGCAAAGACGGCGATCCGTGGGAGCAGCCTGTCGGCGCGGTGAACGCGTACCCGCTCGGCGCGATCGCGACTGTCGACGGTGTTCGCTGGCGCTCGCGTATCCCGAACAACGTGACGAAGCCGGGCGACGCGAGCGACCCGCAGAACTTCCGCTGGTGGGAGAAGGTCGACGAGCAGCCGCAGCAGGGCGTCTGGAACCCGAACGGCTACGCGTACAAGCCGGGCGACGTGTTCACGTACGAAGGCAAGACCTATCGGGTGCGTCAGGCTCACTCGTCGCAGCCGGACTGGCTGCCGAGCGCGCTCCCGGCGCTCTATCAGGTGGTGACGTGATGGTGCGTGAACGCATCCGGGGGATGAGCGATCGAACGTGGCTCGCTCATGTGCTCGCGAACGGCCCCGAGATGATCCTGTCTGTGCTCGGGCTCGTGTTCATGCCGACGATGTTCGTCGTCTCGCTGCCAGCGACGAACCCGCACCCGCTCGACGTCGTGCCGTTCCCGCTGATGACGTTCATCAGCACGTTCGGCACGATCGGCGCGCTGGCATGGCTCTATGGCTGGCACCACGAGCGGCTTCGTGGGCTGAGCGTCGCGGCAAAGTGGGACAGGTTCGGCTCTCTGCAGCAGGCACTCTCGTGGGCTGCTCTTGGCTTCTGCGCGTTCGTCGTCCCCGGCATCGAGACGTCGACGAGTCTGATCGGCTTCGCGCTCACGTTCGTATGGCTCTCGCGCTACTTCGCGACGGGGCATCTCGTGAAGCGGGCGACTGCGATGACGAGCGTCGTCAGACGGGCCGACGTACTTCTGACAGAGACAGCAGAGCAGGAGCAGGTGAAGCCGCGAGAGGGGGAACAGCGTGAATGAGGGGGTGAACTTCTGGCTGGCAGTGGCGACAATCGTACTGGGCGGCGGTGGAACCGTGTCGATCATCCGACTGTTCCTCGAACGTCGGAAGCCAGCACTCGACGCTCGCGCCGTTGAAGTCGCAACCGCTGGCGATTCTGTCGGCATGTCGCTCGAACTCGCGACGACGGCCATGGAACAGATGCGCGACTTCCGTAACCAGTTCAAGGAGTTGCAGGATGAGATGAGCGAGACGACGCAGCGAGCGAAAGACGCCGAGCGACGTGCAGAGCGCGCAGAGGAACGTGCCACGCACGCAGAGCGCGGGCTCGAACTGTTCTTCGTGTGGGCTGAGCACCTGATCCAGAACTGGGCCGAAGTGCGGCTGAGTGAGACGCCGCCAAAACTCCCAGACGTGCCGCGTCTGGGTACACCGAGAGGAAGATGATGAGCACCAACCGGAACGACGACGAACTCGACTGGGACCGTGACGAGCACGGTCGCATGGCCGACTTCGCGACCGCGCCAGAAGACGAGCCCGCGACCGTCGCTGACGGCGACGAGACGGGAGAGTGATCGCGTGTACCTGAACAATCTCTACCGGCATCTGAAGGCGATGGGCCTTCAGGTCGAATACGTGCCCGGGTGGTCGACTCGTGGCTCTGAGACGTTCGCGCCGGGCGGCGTGCTCGCGCACTGGACTGCGGGGCCTCGCGGCTCTGTGACCCGTCCGTCGCTGAACATCTGCGTGAACGGTCGATCTGGGCTGCCGGGGCCGCTGTGCAACGTCTACGGCGATCGTCGCGGCGTCGCTGTGATCGTCGCTGCAGGGCGAGCGAACCACGGCGGGCCGGGCATCTATCGCGGCAAGTCTGGGAACTCGCGCTGGGCGGGTATCGAGATGGAGGCTGCGGATAACTCCGACTGGACGCCGCAGCAGCGTCTCGCCTACCCGCTCATGTGTGCGGGCATCCTGAACGCGATCAACGAAAAGGGCCTCGGTCCCGCCGATCATCGCGACGTCGCGGGACACTATGAGTATGCGCTGCCAGCAGGACGGAAGATCGACCCGCGCGGGTACACGATGGACATGCTGCGCGAGCAGACACGTCTCGCGCTGGCAGGTCAACTCGGGCACCCGAAGCCGGTCGATGTGCCGAACTCGTCGCTGACAGTAACGACCCCCACCCCAACCACCCCGAAGGATGATGAGATGACTCCCCAGCAGATGCAGGAACTGAAGGACTACATCGCGGATCAGGTGAAGACTGGTCTGCAGTATGCGCTCGTCGGCTACGACGACGCGTCGCTGAAGAAGGTGCTGCACGAGGCGCGCACTGGCGCTCAGTCCGGCTACTCGAACAGTGTGCTGATCAAGGGCGACGTCGCGAAGATTCTCGCGGGTCAGGCTGAACTGACTCGCGTGATCACTGAGGCGATCGCGAAGGGTGACCTGACGCCCGAGCAGGTGCAGGTGCTCGCTGACGCCGCTCGTGAGGGCGCTGAGGCTGGCACCCAGCGCGTGTTCGAGAAGGGCCTGAACATCGAAGCGTCGATCACTGCGAACGACGACGAGCCGCAGGAGGGCTGACATGGCGAAGCACGTCGCTGAGACGACTCAGACTGAGTTCCCGTGGCAGTCTGTCGTGCGGTCGATCTTCGAGGCTGTCGTCGCGTTCGCGGCGCTGTCCCCGCTGATCTACACCGCTATCACGAACTCCGACCCGGCTCAGGCTGTCGGCTGGGCTGCTGTCGCGCTCGGCGTCATGGGCGCGATCACTCGCGTCATGGCTCTGCCGGGCGTCGAGGCGTGGCTGCAGCGCTTCGTGCCGTTCCTCGCAGCCGCGCCGGGTGATCTGAAGCGGAAGGCTGATCTGCAGGCCCGCCAGACTGGGCCTGACACGTTCGACGCTACGCCGGGAGGCGACGTCTGACATGGCTGACGGTGTTCTGTCATTCCCGTTCCGGCTCGACAAGCAAGGTCACGTCGCGACGACTGAGCGCGGCTCTGATGCTGAGGTTGAGGAAGCACTCGCGGTGCTGGTGATGACCGTGACGGGCGAGCGTCTGATGACGCCCGAGTTCGGGGTGCCAGACCCGACGTTCGTGGGGCTCACGTTGTCTGATGTCGCCGCTGGTGTCTCCGACTGGGGGCCGAGCGGCATCAGCATCGTGAGCGTCACGAGCCAGCCGGAGAATGAGACGACCGCGCGCACGACGATCAGTTGGGCGCGCGATCAAGTAGAGAGTGAGGACGACGGTGAGTGAAGCACTCAGCGAGCCGGAGGACATGTGGGAACTCGCCGCGCTCGACCAACTCGAATACGGCGGTGAGCCTGATCTGGTGAACGCTGCGACTGCGCACGTGCAGTCGGTCATGCCCGAGTGGGAGCCGCGCGCCGGGAACACTGAGATGGTGCTGCTCGAAGCGTTCGCGCTGATGCTCGGCCCCGAGATTCTCGCTCTGCAGATGGTCCCGGCTGCTGTCGTCGAACAGTTGGTCGGGCTGTACGGTGTGACGCGCTCTGAGGGCTCGCCAGCGACGGCGCGCGTCGAGTTCACTGTCACGGACAGCGAGCCGGTGCAGCGTATCCCCGAGGGCACTGCGGTGCGTCTCGAACTGAGCGAGACAGGCGAGGTCGTCGACCTTGAAACGGTCGAAGACTTGAACATCATCACGAGCGAGACGCGCACTGCGTCTGTGCTCGCTCAGGCGACTGAACTCGGTGAGACAGGCAACGGCATGCCCGCTGGCACGACTCTCGAAGTGCTGTCGCTGCTGCCGTTCGTCGAGGGCGCGACCCTCGCGACGACGCTCGCTGGCGGGCGCGGCACCGAGGACGATGTGGCGTTCATGGCTCGCGCGGGTGCGACGCTCGCGCGTCAGACGTCGACGCTGGTGCTGCCTGAACACTTCACCTATACGGCGCAGTCGACTGCTGGCGTCGCTCGTGCGACGACTCTCGACCTGACGAACCCGGCGACGCCGGGCACGCCCGCCGCAGGGCACGTCACGGTCGCTGTCATCGGCCCCGAGGGTGTGCCGCTGCCCGAGGCCGATCGCGAGGCTCTGCAGCAGTCGCTCGCGTCTCAGGCGCTCGCGTCGCTGACGATCCACGTCGAGACGCCCACTGTGACGACTGTCGACGTCTCTCTGACGGTCAAGGTCGCAGTCGGTGCTGATCCTGCTGCAGTCGAGGGTGCTGTGCAGGCGGCGATCGCAGAATGGCTCGACCCTGACGTCTGGCCGTGGGCTCCCGCTGTCACTGAGTACGGCATCGTAGGCGCTGCGTCTGCTGCGCCCGGCGTCGCGAGCGTGACGAGCGTCGAGTCTGGCCCGCAGTCGTTGCCGGGCATCGCGCCGCTGACGCGTCCGGGGACGATCACGGTGACGCTGACATGATGCCCGAAGACGTCGGCGTGAGTCAGTGGGCGCTGCGCATGTGGCGCTCGCTGCCGCAGGTGTATCAGCGTCTCGACGCGACGCAGAATCTCGAACTGGGCGGCTATCCGCTGCTGCGCTATCTGAACGGCATGGGCGCTGAGGCGCAGCGCGTGCGCGACGTCAGCGATCAGTGGTGGGCTGGCGAGTTCACTGACCCAGACACGGTGCCGTCTGGCGCGATGCTGCGCTGGCTCGCTCAGGTGATGGGTGTGCGTACTGCGGGCGTGCCTGAGCGTCAGATCAGAGGCGTGCTGCACGACATCAGGGCGGGCGGGCGTCGTGCTGTCGGTACTCGTGAACTCATCGCTGAGGCCGCTCGTCGTGCGCTCGTGGGCGAGTCTCAGGTCGCTGTCGTGCCGAGCGAGCAGGACCCGCACCGGCTGCTCGTGCTCGTGCGTGCTGACGAACTCGGCCCGGGCGGGCTGAGCGCGATCATCGACGAAGTGCGTGCTGCGGGCGTCGTGCCCGCTGGTCACATGCTCGTGCCGCAGACTGCATCGGCGTCGTGGGACGCGTGGTCTGCGGCTGCTGGGGCCACGTGGGACGAAGTGGAGAACCGACTCGTCACGTGGAACGACGCCGACAGTGCGGGCGTCGTGCTCGAATAGTCACGATGACGCGAGAAACGCCCGCTGCGTGGGACAGCCTGACCAAAGGCAAGAGAGACGCAGCGGGCGTTTCTGTGTCCCAGCATAACGTTGCAGGCAGACGTTTGACTCTCGCCTGAGTTTGTGTAGTCTGGACTCACGCACACAGCGAGGCCGAGCAAAGCACCAAGAGCAGCGAGGCCGACACTCACTCACAGGAGAAGACCATGACCACCAACAACTTCCCGCAGCAGCCCGCCGAGCAGCCGACCAAGGGCAAGGCGAAGACGAAGACCCGCCGTCGCTGGGTCATCCCGACGCTCGGCGCGGGCGCTGCTCTGCTCGTGGGCGTCGCGATCGGGAACGCGGGCGACTCGTCTCCCGAGACGACCGCTGCGCCCGAGCCGCAGCCGACCGTGACCGTCACGCCCGAGCCTGAAGTGAAGACGGAGACGATCGAAGTCGAGACGACCCCGCAGTCGTGCCTCGACGCGCTCGACGCTGCTGAGGGCCTCGCTGGCAACGCTGGGTCGCTCGCGGGTTACGTCTCGATTCTCGCCGACCTCGTGCCGCGTGCGTACGACGCCGGGCTCTACGGCGACATCGCTGAAGCGCAGGCGATCGTCAGCGAGGGCGAAGCGCTGAACGCTGACATGGATCGCGTGCTGCCTGACCTGCAGGCGAACGTCGACGCGTACAACGCTGCGTCTGCCGAGTGCCGGGCGATGACCCAGTGAACGACGCACCCCCGCTCTGGGCGTTCGCAGTCGTCGTGTTGGGCGCTGCTGGCGCAGTGCTCGCATTCATCTACACCCTGACGTTTCTCCTGCTGCTCGTCGCAGCCTGACTCACGAGAGAGAAGACCATGGCCGAAACACAGACGCAGATCGCGCTGCACCCGCTGACCGGGCTCACTGCGCGCGACGAAGACACGATCGCGTGGCACGCGGTCGACACGGTGCTCGAACAGTTGCAGCATCGCGGACTGATCCGTCAGGAGGGCGTGCCGCGTCACGCTGCAGAAGACGGCATCACGCTCGCAGTGCACGACGCTGTGCTGCACACGCTGCGAGCGCGTCGCCCGAGCGGTGATCACGGATGAGCGGGCCGAACTATCGCACGCCCGGTGCGACGCGGGTGCTGCCCGTGAACGCGCCGCGCGATCAGTGGCTCGCAGCGAGGAAGCGAGGGCTGGGCGGCTCTGACACGTCGACCGTGCTCGGCATCAACCCGTGGAAGACTCGCGTCGAACTCTGGCTGGACAAGACCGGGCGCATCTCGGGCGAAGTCGAGTCGAACGAGGCGATGTACTGGGGCAGTGCTCACGAGCAGACGATGCGTCGTCGGTTCACTGAGGACACCGGGCTCGCGATCCGCCAGAGCGGGCTGCTGCGCTCGCGTGATCTGCCGTTCATGCAGTACACGCCCGATGGTCTCACTGAGGACGGCGGGCTGCTCGAACTGAAGACAGCGGGCGACTACACTGCGCCCGACTGGGACGAAGGCCCGGCTGATCACGCGCTGCTGCAGGTGCAGAAGGGCCTGCGGGTGACCGGGCGATCGCACGCTCACGTCTGCGTGCTGATCAACGGGCGCGACTGGCGCACGCACGTCGTCGAGCCCGACAGCGAACTGCAGAACCTCATCGCTGACGAGGAACAGCAGTTCTGGGAGAAGCACGTACTCGGTGACGTGCAGCCCGCAGTCGTGGCTGCTGACGTCGAGACGATGAAACGACGGTTCCCGCGAGCGATACCGGACAGCCCGATCACGCTGGGCGACGACGCTGAACTCTGGGACGTGCTGCGACGTCGTGCAGCCGCGCAGAAGCAACAGAAGTCGTGGGAGGAACAGGTCAAGGCGCTCGACGCTCAGGTGCGCGACATCATCGGGGACCACGACGCGGTGCTGTTCGGTGAGAAGACCGCTGTGAAGTTGATGAACGACGGCACCTTCTCATCGTCGAAGTTCAAGGCAGAGCACCCGGAACTCTGGGACGAACTGCAGGTCGCGACGTTCGCGCTCGACGTCGATCGTCTGAAGACAGAGCACCCGGACATCTATCGGCAGTACAGGGCGCGTGTGCTGCGCGTGCTGAAGCCTGCACCGATCAACTCACAGGAGGACTGAACACATGGCACGACAGGGACAGGCGAGCGTCGCTGAGCGCGCAAAGAGCGCAGCGGCGCAGCGACAGCAGGGCGGCGGGGCCGCTGGCGACATCAAGGCGCTGGTGCGTCAGATGGTGCCCGAGTTCGAGAAGGCTGCGCCGCGCGGCGTCGAGGCGGCTGTGCTCGCGCGTGACGCGATCACGCTGCTGAGCCAGACGCCGAAACTGTACGAAGTGGATCAGACGTCGTTCCTTGGCGCTCTGATGACGTGCGCGTCGCTGGGTCTGCGCCCGGGTGTGGGCGCGCTCGGTCAGGCGTGGATTCTGCCGATGAAGGGCAAAGCGCAGTTCCTTCTCGGCTATCAGGGCATGATCGAACTCGCGCACCGCTCTGGTGGCATCGGGTCGATCCGGGCTCGCGTCGTGCACGTCAACGACGAGTTCGACATCGACTATGGGCTGCACGAGACGCTGAAGCACAAGCCGCCGCTCGACGGGCCGCGCGGTGACGTGCGCGGCTACTACGCGGCGTACAACCTGACGAACGGCGGCAACGGCTTCACGTACTGGTCGAAGGCCCAGATGCAGGAGCACAAAGAGAAGTTCGCTATGGCGCGCGACCGGAACGGGAACATTGTCGGGCCGTGGCGTGATCACTTCGACGCGATGGCACTGAAGACGACGGTGCGCGATCTGTTCCGGTTCATGCCTCGCAGTGCTGACCTTGACCGAGGGCAGATCGCTGACGGGTCGACGCGAGTCGATCTGACGCCGACAGCGCCGATCGAGGACGTCGCAGAGCACGAGACGATCGAGGGCGTCATCATCGACGGCGAAGCGCCTACTGACGAGGGCTGGTCGAACGATGAGCCCGCGCAGTAGTGCGATCATGGGTCGCCCGCGTCTGCTGAGTGATCGGCAGGCGCGGGCAATCCGCGAGCAGGCTGCAGAGGGCGTGCCGCTCGTGAAGTTGGCCCGGAAGTACCGAGTGAGCCCGCAACTGGTGACGGCGATCGTTCGAGGTTGGCGCTACACCACTGCGGGAGGCCCCATCAGAACCGACACGAAGGACGATCAGTAGTGGATATCCCAGTGACCCTGCGAGGGAACCTGACGCACGAGCCAGAGAAGCGCGACCTGCAGAACGGCTCGGTGGTGACGATGCAGGTCGCAGTGAACCATCAGCGCTACGACCGCCAGCAGTCGGGCTGGGTCGACGACGGCGCGACGTTCGCGCGCGTGAGCATGTTCGGCGCGCTCGGTGAGAGTGTGCTGCGAGCGCTGCACAAGGGCATGCCCGTGATCGTCGTCGGCAAACTGCGTCAGCGCACATGGGAGGACACGCAGACGAAGCAGAAGCGCGAGGCGTGGGAGGTCAAGGCTGATGCTGTCGGGCCTGATCTGTCGTTCTGCGTCGTCGGGAACATCGCTCGACCGCCGAAGGGTGAAGGTGGCTCGAACTACGCGTCAGGAGACGCTCAGCAGCAGCGCGGAGACGCTCGCGAGGGTCAGGCAAGGCAATCACACACGGGAGGGGGTCAAAGCGCGGAGACGGGCGCACAGGGCTTCCCGAATGGAGACGAGTACGATGCCCCGTACTGATACATGGAACAGCCGCGCGATACCTGAGAGGGTTCGCCTTCGTGCGTTCACCCGCTGGGAGCCTGTCGACGACTGCTGGGTGAGCACGTACTCGACGACCGCAGCGGGCTATGCGCAGGTGGGGTGGCGCGAAGACGGGCGCAACTACATGGTGTTGGCTCACCGCGCATCGTGGGAGCACGTAAACGGGCCGATGCCGGTAGGCATGACGCTCGACCATCGTCACGGCATCTGCAGTCATCGGACGTGCGTCAATCCTGACCATCTTCGCGTGCTGACCAACTTCGAGAACGCCCGACGCACTAACGGTCGAGACTGGCCGTTAGGTGAGTGCCCGAACGGTCACCCGAACTCGGAACTGATCGTCGCTGACGGTGGGCGTCGCGTGCGGTGCCGCATCTGCCGGGCTGAGTATCAGAGGCGATACCGAGAGAAGAAACGCGCTGCGGCGTACCATCGTCCCTGACACATGAGAAGGGCGGGCGATCCACTCACAAGATCGCCCGCCCAGTGTCACTCACACACGTCTAGGAAGGACCAGACATGCTCATATTACCAACTCGTCACGACGATCACCACGGCAGCGAGTGGCTCTCAGAGTCGCTGCCCGTCACGCTCGTCTGGCTGGCCGAGACTCACGTCGATGACCCGAGCGACGTCGACGCGCTGTCGGAACTGACCGGGCTCCCTGTCGCTGACGTCACTGCGGCAGTCGAAAGGCTCACGCGATGAGCAACGAAGCGATCACGTGGGCGTGGCGTCAGACGCTCACGACCATGGCCGAGAAGTTGGTGCTGGTCCGCCTCGCTGACATGGCCGACGAGCGTTTCTCGTGCTGGCCGGGTCAGAAGCGGCTCGCTGACGACTCATCGTGTTCTGAGCCGACTGTGCGCCGCGCGCTGAGGGGCCTCGAAGCGAAGGGCCTGATCTATCGCGAGCGACGCTCACGAGATGACGGCTCTCGCACGAGCGACCGCTACGTGCTGCCCGTTCGAGTGCACGTCGAAGTGCGCGACGAGTGCGCACCTACCGATCAATCTGACAGGGGGGGCGTCAATCTGAACGGTGCGCAACCGATCAATCTGACAGGGCCTACCGATCAATCTGATGGGGGCCTACCGATCAATCTGGCAGGGCCAACCGATCAATCTGACGGGGCGTTAACCATCAGAGAACCCTCAGAGGAACCATCAGACATGCGCATCGCAGATGCGCGTGCGCATCAGGGCGAACTCATCAGCGTCGACTCACCGACGTTCGAGCAGTTCTGGGAGAAGTACCCGAGACGAGTCGACCGCAAGCGGGCACAGAAGGCGTGGGAGACGATCGCGAAGCGTTCGCCGGGCGTACTCGACACCGTGCTCGCTGGCGTCGTCGCACTCGTGCAGCGCGTCGAGACTGAGAAGACCGAGCAGAAGCACATTCCGCACCCGACGACGTGGCTGAACAACGAACGATGGGACGTCGAACTCGACTGGGCCGCGTCGCAGCGGCCAGTGCGTGAGCGCCCGTCGTGGATGCCGCCGTCGTGGGCCACTGAGCAGCAGCCGAAGTCGAAGCCGTGGGAGGACCCGTCGACATGGAGATGACACCCGAGACGTACCTGATCGGCGGCTGCATGCTGTCGCCGGACGCGTTGCCGCTCGCGACGCGTCTCGTCGAGCCGAGCGACTTCGCTGACCATCGTCACGAACTGATCTTCGAGGCGATGGTGCTGCTCGCGAAGGAAGGCAGCGCTGTCGAGCCGTTCACCGTGCATCAGCGAGCCACGCAGATGGGTGCTCGTGGCGTCGAACTCACTGACCTGTATCGCTGGCTCGAACTCGTCGGCTCAGCGTCGTCTGTGCGTCACTACGCTGAGGAAGTCCGCGAGCGCGCGACGCGTCGACGTCTGCTGAACGCTGGCGCGAAGTTCCACCAACTGCTGACCGATGAGACGACGCCTGCTGCTGACAGCGTGTCGAAGATGCTCGACGAGTTGCAGGCGATCCGCGATCGTTCGACGACGACGGGTCTGACTGCGAAGACGCTCGGCGAAGTGCTCGATACGCCCGACCGCGACGAGGACTGGGTAATCCCGCGACTGCTCGAACGTGGTGACCGCATGATCGTCACGGGTCACGAAGGGCTGGGAAAGACGACATGGCTGCGCCAGATGGGTATTTGCATGGCCGCTGGCGTGAACCCGGTGACGCTCAATCACATGCGGGCACCGCTGCGCGTGCTCTATGTCGACGTCGAGAACTCCGAGTCGCAGTGGCGGCGGGAGACGCGCGGCATGGCGCACACGATCGCCCGTAACGGGCTCGTGAGCCCGAGGGACACGCTGCACCTGTACTGCGGCGGGCGCATGGACCTGCGTCGCGACCGCGATCTGGGGCTCGTGCACAAACTCGTCGACGACTATGCGCCCGACGTGTTGTTCATCGGGCCTATCTACAAACTGGTGCCGAGTGTGAACAACGACGAGGAAGCATCGCCGCTCATCGCTGCGCTCGACACGCTGCGCGACCGGGGGCTCGTGCTCATCATGGAGGCCCACAGTCCGAAGGGCTCGATGGGTGAGCGTAATCTCGCGCCGCGCGGCTCGTCAGCGCTCATGGGCTGGCCTGAGTTCGGGTTCGGGCTGGCCCCGATGGAGGGCGGCGCGAGCGTCGTGCGCTGGCGTGGTGACCGCGATCGTCGGCGCATCTGGCCCGAGGAACTGCACATGGGCGGGTCGCTGCCGTGGATCGCCGGGAACGTGCACGAGCGTGACGCTTATCAGGTGCTCCCGCATGAGCAGCATGCACTCACCGAGGGGGACACCGGGGGGGACAATGAGGGGGCAACGGTTCACCGGATGCCCTATCTCGACTAGGCTTCCGAACATCTGACCAGCAAGAGAGAGAGGACACGCCATGTGTAACTGCGAGCACGCGAACCCGGAGACGGGCCACGCCGAGCCGGAAGTCGACCCCGAGGTCACGCTGACGATCTACCTGCAGCGCTGCGGCGGGCAAGGCTTCCACGTCACCGGGCGCGAGAAGGTGCGCGAAGGGGCCGAAGGGCTCACGAACGCCGAGACGCTGAGCCTGCATCTCGGCATCTTCACGGGTCTGCTGCGCGAGGGCATGACCGAAGCGGCAGCAGCGTCGATGATCGACGCTCTGGAAACTGAACTGCGGCGAGCCGCAGAAGGAGGAAACTGACCATGACCGACATCAATCTCACTGCAGGTCTCGACGACGGCACGACGACGATCGACGTCGCATCGCGCGTGCCGCTGAGCGACATCGCGCAGCAGCCGACGATCGTGAGCGCTCACGCGCGCATGCTCGCTGACCGCATCGTGCGGGCACTGGGCCTGCCGATCGACGAGCAGCAGCAGGACGAGCCCGCCCAGCCTGAGCAGGGCGCTGCACCCGACGACGACATCGCGCTCGACCCGCGCACGCTGTTCGACCTGATCTATGCGTGCGGGAAGCCGCTCACGGGCATGAAGTCGAAGGAGGGCGACGCGATCGACCTGACGAAGACGAAGGTGCTCAACGCTGCAGAGGCACTGCGAGGGCTCGGCGACCACCTGAACGACATGCGTCAGCAGGTGAGCCGCGTCGTTGACGAACTGCAGAAGGCTGAAGACGACGAACTCGCTGAAGTGATGTCGAACCGTCTCGCGGACCTCGACGAGCGACTCGCTGCTCTGAGGCTCGTCTGATGAAGGGCGTCAGGCTCGACAAGATGCAGCGCTCACTGATCTTCGAGCGCGACGGCTATCGCTGCCTGCACTGCGGGCGCGGCGGGAACCTGAGCGTGCAGCACCGCATCAACCGTGGCATGGGCGGCTCGTCGAGCATCGCAGTGCACGCGCCGTCGAACGGTGTGACGATCTGCTGGCAGTTCAACACGCAGATGGAGTCTGACGCCCTGCTCGCTGAGTTCGCACGTGACAAGGGCTGGAAGTTGCGGCCCGGAGAAGACCCGACCCAGCGCCCAGTCTGGGACATGGCCGACCAACTCTGGTACCGGCTCGATAACGAATACGGGCGCACCCCCACATGGGGATGAGAGAGAGACAGGGACGATGACCAACACCCCCGACGAGCGACATGCTCTGCTGCGAGTGATGCACGAGTCTGCATCACCGGCCCCGTGGGCCGCAGTGAGCACCGACGATCAGGTCGCACTCGTGTCGAACGGTCGCGTGATCGCGCGGCTGGGCGACGTGCAGGACGACCAGCCCGTGCACGACGCGATGCTCGTGACGACGCTGCGGAACAACATCACATGGCTACTCGACGAACTCGCGAAGCGCGACGCTGCGATCGAAGCGGCACGTGCCGTCGCAGCCGAAGCCTACCGGCGAGCCGACGCGAACCGTCGACGCGCTCAGCAGACGGATGACGAGTACGCACACGGGCTCGCCACCGGACAGTCCAAGGTCGCAGCGGCACTGCGTCGCACGCTGCGCGAAGCGATGGGAGAGACGCTGTGAGTGACTTCGCAGACGTGCCACTGTTCGATGCGCCACGAGCCCGCAACACTGACCCGAGCACGAGCCATGAGGCCGCAGCGAAGGTCGCGAAGCGAGCACCGACCATCAGGACCGCCGTGCTCGACACGCTGCGCCTGTACTTCCCCCGACCTGAGCGATTCACCCTAGAGGAAGTCGTCGCGGTCTACCGTCGCCGCGTCGAGCGAGGCGCTGCACCGCGCACCACCGACTCGTCGGTGCGCACGCGCGTCAGCGAACTCGTCACGCTGGGCGAAGTGCGCGACACCGGAGAGAAGATCGTGCTCTACACGAGCCGCGCGGGAAGGCGGTGCATCCTGTGGGAACTCACCGAGGACTGACCCGGCGCACGTTCGATCTGGTCGAAGATGCTGAGTGGATCGCGAAGACGGGCGGCACGTGGGATGAAGCGTGCCGCCGCCTGAACATCAGCGACGACGGTCTGCGTCGCGCACTGAAGCGAGCGCAGCGCGACGACATCGCTCAGCGGTTCAACACCAACCGCCCCGGATGGGTCGACTACCTGCCGGGCGGCATGCTACCCCAGCACTATCAGCGCCACACAAAGCGACTCAGCACACGCTGATCGCGCACAGAGAGGGAACGGGACAATGACCAACACGACCGACATCAGATCACACATCGCATGCAGGAAAGCCGTCGTCCAGATCGAGTGCGACGTCTGCTCGACGACGATCCAGCAGGGCGGCTGGCACGTGCGCTCAGCATGGAAGGCGGGCGACGTCACGCAGATCGACGTCTGGTGCATGCACTGCGACGTCGCCGTGACGAAACTCTGGCCGAAGGGCGTCACGCCGCACCTGTTCGACGCGGCGAGCGTGCTCGACTGGGCGTTCCACTGGAAGGGTAAGTCGCGCGTCGCTGACGCGCTGCTCGCGAGGGTGGACGCGTCGTGATCGGCGGCACTCACTACGTCAGCGACGACGGCGAGCACATCGACTGCGCGAGCACACCGCACGACGACTGTCGCATCGGCTGTCTCGAAGGCTGCGAGACGTGGCCCTGCGGTCACCCGCTCGGCAATCTGGGTTACTGCTGGGCGACTGAGCACACGAACGCTGCGGAACTGCGCGACAGTTATCTCGGCGCTGACGAAGATCAACACTCACCCGTCCCGGGCGCACCCGTCGAACTCCACTGGGACGGCGACTGCGTGCTCTGGGACTACCCGGAAAGCGAGCGACCATGAGCAAGGCACCGAAGTGGAGCCCGAACGACCTGCAGCCCGGCGACGAAGTGTGCGTCGTGTTCGGCAACTTCACCGAACGCGGGCGCTGCGCAGTCGTCGAGCGACTCACGAAGCACCACGTCATCGTCGAGGGCATCAAGTACCGGCGCACCACCGGCGTGCAGGCGTCGCAGTCGTACGAAGTGCGCACGATCGTCGACCCGCACTCGAAGCGCGGGCGCGCAGCACAGCAGCGCTGGGCCGAGTACGTCGCATGGACGAACCTCGTGAACGCGTGGAAGGTGCTGCAGCGCGCGCGGCTCTCAGAGCGCGAAGCCGACATGTTCATCGCAGCAGCGAACGCGTACCGCGACACTGTGCGCGTCAGGGCGATCGAACCATGAGCGCGCACCCGAGCGACTGCACCGGCTGGATCATCGGCCCGGACGGATGGGCTCGTCTCTGTCACTGCCACACCAACGGAGGGAAGAACCGTGACTGAACTCGACGACATCAAACTGCGCACAGCGAAGCGCTGGCGCGAACGCGTCACGTGGGGCAACCAACCACCGACGCAGACTGAACGGGACGCTGAGACGCTGCTGCAGATCGTCTCTCGCGTCGAGCGGGTCGCTTCGCTCTGGCTCGACATCGCGAAGGACACGAGAGAGCACTCACGACGCGTCAACCATCCCGAGATAAGCCCGCAACTGGACGCGAGCGCTGAAGCGTTCACAGAGCGCGCCCTGCAGATCGCAGAGGCACTCTCAGCGACGAGCGCACAACTGTCGCCCACCGCGCGCCCGCACGAGCACGAGCAGTGGCAACTGCGCGACGTACCGGACGGCGGCACGTACTGCGCAGCATGCGGGCAGACGGTGACCCGTGGCTGAACTCTCACGCGCGCAACTCGACATGCTGCGTCAGATGCGGTTCAGGGAAGCCGGTCGCGACGGTCGCTTCGTCTGGGTCTACCCGTACGACACGAACCGCTGGCGCGTCGTCGTGTTCAATCTCATGGGCGACTATGAGGCCCTGCCGCAGATGAAGACGACGCACACGCTGCGAGCGCTGCTGCGAAAGAGCGTCGTCACGTTCACGAACGCGCACGGCGAGTTTCTCGGCTTCGACATGCGCAGCCAGACGCCCGAGCAACTGCCCGCGCCGTACTCGCACCAGCGCGGGCACCGGCTCAGGCTCACGAACGCCGGACACATCGCGCTGCTGAAGCGCACGAGGGAGACGCGCGATGACTGAACTCGACGCCCGAGAATGGCTGCGCAGAGAGCGGCACAGCATCGCAGACGTGCTCGAAGACGGCTCAGCGATGCAGGACGCACTCACGAGCGTGCTCGACGTCTGCGACGCGTGGGAGAAGCGGGCGGACTCGCTCGCTCAGCAGGCGACAGCAGCACTCACTGACGGCATGGAACTCGCGCACGACGCGCTCAACGAAGCGGCTGCAGACTTCCGCTGCCACGCGAACGTCATCCGTGACGCGATCGCTCCACACATCGGCAAGAGCCAACGAAAGGACACCTGATGCTGAACACACGCGAGGACAACGGGCTCATGCTCACCGACCCAGACCCGGAGACGCCCGAGCAGGCGCTCATGCACCGCGTCGAAGCGGTCGACCGGCAGACCGGCAAGCGCGTCGTGCTCTGGCACGAAGACATCACCGTCGCGCGGGCCTACTTCAGCGCCATGAGCGAGAAGGGACTGCGCGTCTCCCTCACGAACCCGCGACCGGACGGCAGCGCACGCCCGTACATGGGCGGGCACTGATGAGCCGGGACATACGTGCTCAGGTACTCGAAGCCACACACACGATCAGCCGCACACTCGACGAGTTGCACGTGCTCGTGCGTATCAGCAACCCGCCGCACGATCTGCTCCCGGCACGCGGGGACACGATCACCGTCAACTTCCCCGAACCGATCACCAACGACTGAGAGAGACGACCATGAAGGCACGCACGAAGATCGCCAGCGCAGCACTCGGCACCGCTCTGCTGTTCAGCGGCGGCGTAGCACCCGCCAGCGCAGCACCCAGCGGGCTCGCACTCGGCACGAGCGTCACACCAACTGCAGGCATGGCAGCAGGGTCATACTCATATTGGTGCAACCTGTGGGGCTACTTCTGCAAAAAGGCGAAGCGCATCCAGAACTGGGGGTCGTTCGAGAGCATCTGCAGTGACCTGTACTGCACGAAGTTCTACTACTCGAAGAAACACCCCAAGCCGTACCAGATCAAGAAAATCAGCGCAGTGCGCTACTACTGAGAGAGAGACACCACCCCATGAAGCGACTCACGAAGATCACGACCGCACTCGTCGTCACGTTCGGGCTCATGCTCGGCGGCGCAACCGCAGCACTCGCCGCAGGCACGTACACGGGATGGTCACACAAGTCGAAGTCCGGCATCTGCACCCTGTTCCGCATCTGCAACTACACCACCCACTGCTACCCCTCCAACCCGTACACCGCAGCAGTCAAGCCGAAGCGCATCGACGGACGCATCTGCTACGGCGCACACGTCGACGCCCACTGAGAAACGGAGGAACACAACATGACACGCGGACCATGGGCCACAGCAATCTGGACGCTCTACTGGTACATGAGCAAGATCAGATGACCCGCCCAGAAGCGACAACACAGAGGGCAGGACAACACGCCCCAGTTCTGCAGCGACTCGACAGCACGTTCGACGCACTGAAGCACGCAGAGGTCGCGCGAGCAGCCGAGTCTGAGCAGACGCTCGTCGCTCAGTCGCATCACGTGCTGCCGCTCGTGTCGTACACGCAGCAGTGCATGTCGCTGAACCGTCAGGCTGGTGCGCCTGTGAAGTACGCGGGTCGCCGCAACTTCTGGCGTTCGCTCGGCTATGCGCTGTATCGGGGACTGCGTAGCCCTGAGCATCGTCTCGTGAGCCCGGTCGCAGTGCCTGAGTCACCGATGCGTGTCGTCGTGACGTACGGCTTCAGTGACAGGAACGTCGGCGCTCGTGAAGCGATCAACCTGTCGCAGATGACGAAGGCGATCGTCGACGGGCTCGTCGACGCCGGGCTCGCTGCTGACGACTCTGAGGTCTACATCACCGGGCAGGACTCGCGACTGCTGCAGGCGAAGACGCCGAAAGGTCAGGTCTGGGTCATCGTGTCTGTGATGGGACACGCCGACTAGCAGCCGTTATCGAACAGATGCCCCTGTCACCCATTCCCGGGCTGACAGGGGCATCTGTCGTTCAACCTGCCTGTGATCTGGCTGTAAGCGTTCGGCCAGCATGCTCACGGGGGGCAGATGCTCTATCCACGGCGTTCGTCCCGGGTCTATCATGGGTGCACGCAGGGAGCACCAAGGGGGCCGACATGCGTGAAGCACTGAAGACCATCGCAGCACTCATCGCCGCACCGCTCGTCGGGGCCGCAGCAGGCGCACTCATCGTCGAGACAGCACGAGAGAAGACCCGCCGCGACTGCATGGCGCAGATCGACGCTGACTTACGCTGCGCAGCCGCACACTGGGAGCAGCCATGACACACACGCTCAGAGTCGCCGGGCAGTTGCTCGGGCTCGCAGTCGCTTCGTATCTCGGCGGCGCTGTCTGCAGCGTCACGCTGATGCACGCAGCACTGCGCATCAAGTACCGGGGCCGGGGCCTAGTACCTGAGCCGCGACGCGCACGCAGAGCGGCCACGCTATGAACCCGATCGACTGGCTGAACGTCGTCCTGTGGGCGATCGCTGTCGGTATGTGGGTGCTCGCTGCACTATGGGAGGCATGACAGTGCATCGGCTCACGGACATTCAGTA